ATATCGAAGACAATATCGGCTTCTCAGCGAAACAGAAAAGGGAGGTGGAGGCTCATCAAGAGCTAAAACGGAAACCTTACTGGAAGGAACTTGAAAAACAGTTTACCGAGGCTGAATTAGAGATGTTTCAGTTCCACTTCAAAAAAATGTGGGCTCAATTCAAGGACGATGTGTTTCATACAGAAGAAATTCAAATCGTCGATACTATCAAGCTCGAAATTCTAATGAACCGCATCTTAACGGGTCAACAAGAGAACATGAATCAAATTGATGGCTTTCAGGCAATCATACTTGTTGAGAAACAAAGGGATAAAGAAGATCAAGATCGCGACTACATCTCGTCATTGGAACGTCAAATAGCAATGCTTAGGGCGGCGCAAGAGACGCTATCTAAGGATTACAAGGATCTTCAGGCACGAAAGGCAACAATGCTAAAGGATCTAAAGGGTACTCGTGAGCAGCGAATTAAAGCTATCGAGGACTCTAAGCTAACGTTTGCATCGCTGGTGAAAAAGATAGCATCAGATCCTACTTTTAGAACACAGATAGGTATAGACATGGAAAAGATGCGCTTAGCTACACAGGCAGAGAAAGAGCGTTTATCAGAGTACATAAAATATGAAGACGGACAAGTAGATCAACCCTTTTTATCATCAGATACAGTTAAAGGAGATTAAATGAAAACTGCAGTAGTTTTTGGAGTTACAGGTCAGGACGGTTCTTACTTAACTGACTTGCTACTCTCAGAGGATTATAAAGTGATTGGTGTTGCTAGACGCAGTAGTGTTGACACGACCGAGCGTTTAGATCAAAACATGAAAAATATTGATTTTACTCTTGTTGAGGGAGATATCACAGATGGATTTTGTGTCTCTGATATTATTAATAAGTATAAACCTGACGAAGTATATAACTTGGCAGCTCAATCTCATGTAGGTACTTCTTTTAAGCAACCTACATTAACTTGGGATGTCACGGCTGGTGGATGTTTAAACATATTGGAAGCGATTAGGGTTTCACCAAGAGCTAGTGAGATTAGATTTTACCAAGCCTCATCTAGTGAAATGTTTGGCAAAAACTTTAGTGAACGGCCTGTTGAGTCTTCCGTAGGAGATTCTTTAATTACATGCGAAACGACAGCTATACATAAGTATCAAGATGAAGATACTGCTTTTATGCCTCAGTCTCCATATGCCATCGCTAAGCTAGCGGCACACCATCTAGTTAGAAACTATAGAGATAGTTATGGTATACATGCTTCTAGTGGTATTCTATTTAATCATGAGAGCGAGCGAAGAGGTGAAAATTTCGTCACTCGTAAAATAACTAAGTGGATCGGAAGATTTTTGACTTGGGAAAAACAAAATGCTGCCATATTCATGCCGCCCTGTAGGTTTGAATTTGCAGGAGATCATATTATGATGCCTAGAGAAAGAATGTATTTAGATATGATTAAAACACCCATATTTCCTAAGCTAGGGCTTGGGAACTTACAAGCAAGGAGAGACTGGGGTCATGCAAAAGATTACGTCCGAGGAATGTGGCTCATGCTACAACAAGACGAACCAGACGACTATGTCATCGCTACTGGAGAAACATACAGCGTTGAGGAATTTTTGGAATACGCTTTTGAGCACGCTGGTCTTGGTGATTGGAACCAGTACGTGTACATTGACCCTGAATTCTTTAGACCCGCTGAAGTTGATTACCTACTTGGTGACCCGTCCAAAGCAAGAAGAAAACTCGGATGGGAGCCAGAAATCAAATTCAGAAGATTAGCAGAATTAATGACGGAGGCAGATATAGATGAGGAATTACGACGATCCGGCTTACAAGAAGTTTCGGACGGATGTTTTGAAGCGGGATAAGTTCTGCTGCAAGATGTGCAAGACTAGTGGAAAAAAGAGAAAGATGTATGTCCACCATATTAGAAAGTGGGCTAGCGCTTCTTCTTTGAGGTTTGATGTAGGTAATGGCATAACCCTGTGTTATGAATGTCATAAAGAGGTAACAGGGAATGAAGTCCATTACGAGGGTTATTTATTGGGGTTGATAGATGGCTAAGAAAAAAACTCCTAAGTTTGTTGTCATAAAAGACACTAGAGAACAGAAGGGCTGGATCTTCCATAGCGGTGATGCTTGTGACGGAATGAAACCCGGAACATTAAAGACTGGTGATTATACTCTTGAGGGATTTGAAGACGCTGTATGTATCGAAAGAAAAAAAAGCGTAGAAGAGATCGCTAACAATGTAGGCAAAGAAAAGAAGAGATTTAACGCCGAGATGCAGCGCATACAGGAGTACCCATTCAAATATATAATTTGCGAGTTTTCTATGAGCGATGTGATAAATTACCCACGTTCCATATTTTCTGAATACATGTGGCACAACAAGCCCGACTTTTGCAAAAGAGAAATAGCTGGTAGAAAGATAACAGGCAAGTATATACTGAAGGCACTTATGGAGTACCAAACTTGGTATGGAATCCATATATTGTTCTGTGATAACGCAAAGAATGCACAGAAAGTTACAGAAAGCATATTCAAGAGGTTAAATACGATGTTCCATGAACAAACCTAATAGAACACAAATATATTCGGCCTTATCTAATTGGCATGACTACGGACTACTGTCACAGACAAGAGAAATATTCCTTGAGTCTGGAGATGACGGCTTAGGAGCTAAGCACGCTGTAGAGTTTATTAAGAACCTGCTAATGCTTGAATCTTTAAACAGTAACCCTGTTATTGTTCATCAGTATAACATTGGCGGAGATCAAAATGCAGGATTTGCAATATACGATGCAATCAAAGCTAGCAAGTGTAAATTTTTGTTTATATGCTATGGCACAGCTTCTTCTATGGGTAGTATCATACCACAGGCAGTTATAGGTAAAGGCGTGAGGGTCACACACCCCCACACAGAGTGGTTGATACACGAAGGGTCTTGTGAGACCAGCGGCACAACAAAGCAGTTTATATCGAACGCTGAGGCCCTTAAACGGTCAAAGGAACTGATGTATGATATATATGTGAACGCATGCAAAAAAGGAGCCGCCTTCAAGGGAAGAAAAGCGGTAGAAATTAAAGCCATTCTAAAAAGAAGACTAAATGTAAAAGAAGATTGGATTCTGGAAGGAGATAAAGCCGTAGAGTATGGTTTCGCAGATGGTGTGTTTGGCAAAGGCAATTACAGCTCTGTAGAAAAAATATTGGAAAGGCTTAAGTAGTGGCAGATATAAGCAAAAACCTAGACAGGGTAATACAGGACGCTTGGCTTGGCATAGATGTAAAAGATGGCGATTTGTTCAATCCTATGGATTTTCTTTTCCATGATGATGATCCAGACAAAATGCTTGAGCGTATAGCTTGGCTTATGATGCGCCCAGAATACTTTTCGTTTGTTTGTAAGTATATATTAAATATCGAGATATCTCCATTCCAGTCTTTACTGCTTCAAGAGATGTGGCATAAAAAGTTTCCTATGTTGATCGGTAGTCGTGGTATGGGTAAATCATTCATGTTGTCAGTGTATCCATTGCTACGAGCTTTGTTCATGCCAAGAAGAAAGATCATCGTTGTCGGTGCGGCCTTTAGGCAGTCAAAAGTGCTTTTTGAGTACATGGACACTATATGGAAGAACGCGCCGATTCTGAGGGACCTGTGTGGCTCTAGAAGTGGACCAAGAAGAGATGTTGATAGATGTGTAATGCATATTGGAGATAGCACTATAACATGCCTGCCTCTTGGTGACGGCAGTAAGATTCGTGGTCAACGCGCTAATGATATTATCGCTGACGAATTTGCATCTATTCCTCGTGAGATATTTGAAAATGTCGTTGCTGGTTTTGCTGCGGTATCTGCTTCGCCTATAGAAAAGGTAAAGGATAGGGCTGAAAAGAAAAAAGCAGAGGAGCTTGGTGTTGATTTAATAAAGAAAACCAACGTAGACCCGTTAACAGAAAAGTCAAACCAGATTATATTATCCGGTACAGCATACTATGACTTTAATCATTTTGCAGAATATTGGAAGAGATATAAATCTATTGTAAACAGCAAAGGCGATAGGCAAAAACTAAGAGAGGTTTTTGGCGACGATGTGCCGGAAGATTTTGCTTGGCAAGAGTATTCTGTTATACGTATGCCAGTCACAACTCTCCCGGATGGGTTTATGGATGAGGGCCAGATAGCTAGAGCTAGAGCAACTGTACACTCTGGTATCTTTCAGATGTAATACGGAGCCTGTTTTACCACTGACAGTCAAGGATTTTTCAAGAGGTCATTAATAGAAAACTGCATTGCGTCCGAGTCCAACAATATTACAATAAACGGAGAGCCCATACAATTTGAGTCGATGTTAAAAGGTGATCCTAATAAAAGATACATTTTTGGAGTTGACCCGGCATCTGAAGTTGACAATTTTAGTATAGTTGTGTTAGAACTTAATGGAACCCACAGAAGGATTGTTCACGTATGGACTACAAATAGAAGTCAACACAGAGATCAATTAAAAGCGCACCTCGTAGATGAAGATGATTTTTATTCTTATTGTGCTAGAAAGATCAGAAACTTAATGAGAGTATTTCCATGTATGGAGATTGCGCTTGATGCTCAAGGTGGTGGTATCGCTGTCATGGAAGCCCTACACGACAAAGACAAGGTAAGAGAAGGCGAACAAAAAATATGGCCGGTTATAGACTATGACAAACCCAAGGACACAGATGACGAACCCGGTTTACATATATTGAGAATGTGTCAGTTCGCAAAATACGATTGGCTTGCAGAGGCTAATCACGGCCTTAGAAAAGACTTTGAAGATAAGCTAGTGTTGTTTCCAGACTTCGACTCCGTTAGCCTTGGCCTATCTGCAGAAGAAGATAATATTGAAGGTAGAATATACGATACGCTAGAAGACTGTGTTATGGAAATAGAAGAACTAAAAAATGAACTCTCTATGATTATTATGACACAGACAGGAACTGGTAGAGAAAGATGGGACACGCCAGAAGTAAAGATAGCAGCAGGAAGAAAAAGCAGACTCAGGAAAGACCGTTACTCCTCTTTAATTATGGCCAACATGAGCGCAAGACAGCTTGATATAGAAAGAACAGTAAGGACATATGATCATTATGGCGGCTTTGCTAGAAAGTCTGGAGAACAAAATGATAAGGATAATGGGCCGATGTATCATGGTCCATCTTGGTTTACAGAAAATATGGACGATATTTACTAATACTGTGTATAGTAATTTACAATACCATTATCAATACTATTGCCAAAGGAACAATATAAATGTCAGAAGATCTATACTTAACTTGGGGCGATGACGCAGAAAGAAGTAAAGCTTACGAGCTGTCTGCTGACAACGTTAATGCGTATGACGGCATACAGAAATCGTATGCTTATGACAATAGAACATTTATAGACATAGAAACCCAAAGGTCTGTAAGACCCGGCTTTAACCGCAGGGACTACAATGCATTTCGTCCGGGCGAAGGTATTCCGTCACAGCAAAAGAAGATAGTCAAGATGTGTATGCAAGCCTATGAAAAGGTTGGCATTATCAGAAACGTTATTGATCTTATGGGTGACTTTGCTACACAGGGGATTACTTTAGTACACCCTAATAAAACAATCGAAAAATTTTACCGTAAATGGTTTGAACAGGTTGGTGGTTTAGACCGATCAGAAAGATTCTTGAATTATCTCTATAGATGCGGTAATGTTCCTATCCGCAGAAGAACCGCAAAGATAAACAAGAAAAAAGAAGCGGAGCTTAAAAGAAGCACAGCTGCTCCAGATATGAAAATACAAGATATCCCGGTAACAAAAAGAGAGATTCCTTGGCGATATGATTTTTTAAATCCTCTTGCTGTTGGCATCAAGAATAAAGATGTTGCTATGTTTACTGGTGATATCGAATATGTACTTAAGGTCTCAAAGAACACAGTCAATTCACTAATGATGAATGGAGACGTAAATGGCAAAGGACGTGATTTACCAAACTACTTAATAAAGAGATTTTCTCAAGGCGAAAGAGAAATCCCTCTAGATAAAGATAAGTTTATGATGTATCACTACAAAAAGGATGACTGGAACGTTTGGTCAAATCCTATGATATATGCCATTCTAGATGACATTGTAATGCTCGAAAAAATGAAGCTAGCAGATTTAGCTGCTTTAGATGGGGCTATATCAAATGTGAGACTCTGGAGAATTGGTGACTTAGACCATAAGATTATTCCTACCAAAGCCGCTATTAACAAGTTAAGAGATATCCTCGCCAGCAATGTCGGCGGCGGTACTATGGACTTAGTATGGGGTCCTGAAATTGACTTCAAAGAAAGCAGTACGCAAGTATACAAGTTTTTAGGTGCAGAGAAATACCAGCCAGTACTAACTAGCATATATGCCGGACTTGGTATTCCTCCAACATTAACAGGAGCCGCTTCTGGCGGTGGTTATAGCAATAACTATGTTAGCCTCAAAACTTTAGTTGAAAGACTAGAGTACGGTAGAGAAAAACTTAAAGACTTCTGGATGAATGAGATTAAGTTAGTACAAAAGGCTATGGGCTTTAGATTCCCAGCAGAGATTCATTTTGATTCTATTATACTTTCTGATGAAGCTGCGCAAAAACAACTTCTTGTACAACTTGCTGATAGAGATATTATATCTCACGAAACGTTGCTTGAAAGATTTAGGGAGCTACCTACGATTGAGAAGATTAGAGTGAGAAGAGAAGAAAGAACTAGAACAAACGATGCGGGAGCCCCTAAGAAAGCAGGACCTTTCCATAATCCTCAACACAAACAGGATATGGCTAAACTTGCTCTAACCAAAGATGTGCTGGATAAGGATATGTATCTAGAAAGTCTTGGCTTACCTCCCTCAGAAGAAGAAATAGTTGAGACAAAAGACCCTCAAGAGGAACGTATCGAACTCGGTCCACCACAAGAAAACGATAATGAGCAACCTGAAAGTCCAGAGGGTGGTAGACCATTTAACGCTAGAGACGAACAAAAACGAAAGCAGAAGAGGGTTCTTCCAAGAAGTAGCGACAATGTAGCCGCAACCCTTTGGGCTTACGAAGCGCAGAAAAAAATATCAGAGTTAGTTACGCCAATGGCTTTAGCTCACTT